GACATACGGCTACAACGCCAGCGTCTACGGCGATGACGTCTATGATAAGCAGTGGTCGGTGACCTACCGCGACACCTACACGCTGAACAGCGACTGGCTCACCGATGCGGAGTTCAGCTGGCTTCAAGAGATGATCTACTCACCGGAGTGCTGGATTCAGATTGGCACGCAGCTCGTTCCAGTGGTAGTCAAGACGGACACCTACAACATCCGCAAGCGCGTCGTTGACAAGCTTCAGCAGATCAGCGTTGACGTTCAGGTGGGCTATGAAAACACCGCGCTATGAGTAACGTGAAGTTCGTCTGCTACCCGGACGCGGATGCGCCATCGACAGGCTTTGACCTTGACGTTTCTGGCGACACCGATATTGCGGTCACATTCAGCGTTCAGGACTTGGCTGACGTCACCAAGCGCAAGGGTGCGTTCAGCAAGACGATTGCGTTGCCATCTACGAAGGGCAACGACGCAGCGTTTCGCCACGCCTACAACGTGCAGAGTTTCGTCGGAGGCTTCACGCCAAACAAGCAGGTCAAGTGCGCGGTGTGGAGTGACGGCGTTCAGGTCTTCGCTGGCACTATGCAGTTGTTGTCGATGACGGTCATGAAGAACCAAGCGACCTATGAGGTCGCCATCTACGGCGAGGAGGTTGCGCTATTTAGCAACATGGCTGACGTCAAGCTTGTCGACACGGTGGGAGTGACAGGCATGAACCACACCTTTAGCGTGTCGCTGGTCACAGGCACTTGGGATGACAGTTACAGCGATGCGAGTGGATACGTTTACGGCATTATTGACGCCGCTGGTCACTTCCACTGCTACGACGTGACCAACCCATTAGGGCCGCTTGCGCCGTTGTTCAGTTCAATCACGCCAATCTTCGACAGGCTCATCCCGATTGAGTTGATGCGTCCGAATATTTGGGTTAAGAAGATGGTCGACTTGATTTTCGCGCAGCACGGCTATCGCTATCAATCGGCTTTCTTTGACACCACGGAGTTTGAGCGTATGGTCATACCTTACGCGGGCGACGCATTCGCGTATGTCAGCGCCTCGGATAAGTGCTATGTTGGCAGCGAGTTAGTGACGTGGGATGGGGCCGAAGAAAAGACGATAATCTTTGACGAAACTGGCGATCCATTCTTCAACGGTGGCGACGGCAAGGTCAACACTACGACTGGCCTTTACACCAGCAGCAGCCAATATATAGGCATATATCGACTGCGCTTTGAAGGCATTTTCACTGGCGGCGCTGATCCGACTACGTTTATCATATCAGCAAAGGACAATGCAGGCAACGTGCTGAAGGATCAGTATGGCAACAACATTCAGGTCACCGAAACGATTGGCACTACGGAGCGGCTTCTATCCCTTGACGCGACTCTCATCTTCCCGGCGGCTGGCACGATGAAGATAACGATTTACTGCGACACAGGAGGCTCAACGATGGACGCAGGTACGTTGCAGATCAACCTACTGGAGCGCTTCTCCGTTGTCGGCCAATCAATGGACATGCGCACGGCGCTGCCTGCCGATACCTTGCAGATTGACCTTCTCGCCGACTTGCAGAAGATGTTTAACCTCTATTTCTACCAGTCGCCGCAAGATCCGTCACTCATCTACATTGAGCCGTGGACTACCTTCTACTCAAGCAGCGTCGTTGACTGGTCGCAGAAGTCAGACGAAAATGCGGAGATGACGATGATATGCGGCGATCCTGAACTACGCAAGCGCTTCACCTTTGCCTACCGCGATGGTGGCGAGGCGCTATCTAAGCAGTACCGCAACACGTGGCAGACAGGCTATGGATCGAGGCAGTACGACACCGACAACTTCTACGGACGTGGCGAGCAGGTCATCGAAACAAAGGCGGCGACAGTCATCCCAGCGCAATACCGCACGAACATCGTCATGGGCAGGACGTGGGATGTGGAGGCCGATGGCAGCATACGGACGATGAAAACAGGGTACAGGCTGGCGCAGTACAACTACGTCAAGATGCAGCCGTCGCCAAGTGGCAGCGTTGAGACGTGGCTTTGGATTGATGGCTTCAAGACCACGGTAAGCAGCTGGGTGAGTGGCGACACGTTGCCCTATATTGGCCACGTTGACAACCCATACAACCCAAGTCAGGACTTGGCGTTTGGTATGCCGCGGCAACTTTACTTTGCCTTGCCGGATGGTCAGGCAGGATTCACGCCGTACACGAACAATAACCTATTCAACACCTACTGGCGCAACTACATCGAAGAAATCGCAAGCAAGGAGGCGATGCAGGTTGAGGCAACGTTCTTGCTGACCGTCACCGACATCGCGACGCTTGACTTCCGCATCCCGATCTACTGGCACGGCATCAGGTGGCGGCTTTTGGAAATCAAAGATTACAGGATCGGGCAGAACGTCATGTGCCAGGTGACGCTGCGCCGCATCTTAAACCTCGCAGAGTTCAGCGCGCAGTCGGTCAACCCTGTCGGCAACTACAACCTCAACGCGGAGGTGCAAGGTGAGTATTACCCACAAATCGTCAACCCAATAAAAGGCAAGTAATGGCAGAAGTAGACAAAGAGATCACCGTCAAAGTCAGAGCCGAAGACGACACCCAGAAGGCGACGCAATCGGCGAAGGCACGCCTCCGTGAATTGCAACAGCAAATGCTTGATCTGGAAGCGGCTGGGCAGAAGAATACGGATCAGTTTCGGCGTATGTCTAACGAGGCAGAATCTTTAAGAAGCGCTATTGGCGACACGAGCGCGCAGGTGAAGGCGCTGGCGTCTGGCACGCAGGCGTTGGACACGTTTACGTCATCACTTCAAGAGGTTGCTGGCGGCGTCGCTGATGCGCAAGGTGCAATATCAGAATTAGACAAAGAGATCACTGTAAAAGTTAAAGCTGAAGATGACACTCAAAAAGCAACGCAATCAGCAAAGGCGTCGTTAGCAGAATTAGATAAAGATGTCAACGTCAATATTAAAGCCGAAGATGACACTCAAAAAGCAACGCAATCGGCGAAAGCGTCGTTGGCAGAATTAGATAAAGATGTCAACGTCAATATTAAGGCCGAAGATGACACCCAGAAAGCGACGCAGTCAGCGAAGGCGCGCCTCCGCGACCTGCAGAAGCAGATGCTTGACCTCGAAGCGGCAGGTCAGAAGAACACCGACCAGTTCCGGCGTATGGCTGCCGAGGCAGGATCGTTAAAGGACGCCATCGGCGACACAAGCGCACAGGTCAAGGCGTTGGCATCGGATACGAGGGCGCTTGACACGTTCACCTCTGCGATACAAGGCATCGCAGGCGGCTTCGCTGTTGCGCAGGGTGCAGCGGCGTTGTTCGGCGAGGAGAGCGAGGATGTTCAGAAGGCGATGATGAAGGTGCAGGCGGCGCTGGCATTGGTCAATGGTGCTACGGCTGTTGCTAACGCGCTCAACAAGGACTCCGCGCTTATGGTCAACCTGAACGCGGCGGCACAGCGTGCCTATGCGCTGGCAGTGGGCACCAGCACAGGGGCAATGAAGGCGTTCCGCTTGGCGCTTGTAGCGACAGGCATCGGCGCGGCGGTGGTAGCCATTGGCTTGCTGATCGCCAACTTCGACAAACTGACGGCAGCGGTCAAGGGATTTCTGGGCATCAAAGTCAAGGAGAACATTGACGAGCAGATCCAATCAATGGAGCGTGCCGCTGAAATCGCCAAGGAGCGCGGCGCTACCGAGGCCGAGGTCTTCGCGATGGAGTTCGACATCAGCAGGAAGCGACTGCAAAATGCGAAGAACGAGGAAGAGATGGCGGAGGCGCGGCATCAGCATAATGTCTTGCGAGCGCAGTATGAAAGTTATCTGAAAAAGGCGGAGTTAGAAAAGCAGGACGCTGCCGCAAAAGAGGCGGATAAGAGGCAGCAAGAGCGCGAGAAGGCCGCCCAAGAGCGCAGGCGGAAGCAAGAGCAGCAGCGTGAAGCCGCCGCCGCAAAGCAGAAGCAGGAGCGTGAAGCTGCCGCCGCCAAGCAGAAGGAAATTGATGGCATCATTGCCGACAGCAGGCAGGTGTTGCTGGAGAATAGCCTATCTGCCAACGAGCGCGAGTTGGAGCAGATTGACGCCAGCTATGAGGAGCGCCTCGCCAAGGTTCAGGGCAACGAGGAGGCGACCAACCTATTGCTGGCGCAACTGCGCGCTGAACGCACGGCTAAGATCAAAGAACAGCAGGACGCAGCGGATCAGGCGGAGTTAGATGCGCAAAGGGCGCAACTGGACCATCAGATACAAATCGAAGATGAGCTATACGCCGAGCGCGAAAAGCTACGGCAAGAGGACTTGCAGCGCGATAAGGCGTACAATGAGGCGCGTGTACAGTTCTACAACACCGCATCGAGTAGTATTGTTGAGATCATGCGATCACTTGGGGGTAAGAGCAAAGCCTTGATGTTGGCGGCGCTGGCGTTGGAGAAAGGCATGGCAATAGCTCAAGTCGTTATAAACTTGCAGAAGGAACTGGCAGGCATCAACGCCAACGCAGCGCTGAACCCTGCCAACGCTTTGACAGCTGGTGCTGCTGGCGTGACGCAGGCGCTAAGCCTTAGTACCATGGCGAAGATTAATGCTGGCCTACGCATCGCGGCTATTGCGGCAACGAGCATCGGGCAGGTCAGCAGCATCACTGGCGGAGGCGGAGGCGGCGGGGGCGGCACAGCTGGCACAGGGGGCGGAGGCGGATCATTAGCTCCACCAACGACAGGAGGCTTTGCATCGGGAGGCGGAGTGATGAACCCGAATAGCCAGCTAACCAACCCGAATGAAGGTGCAGGTGCAGGGCAAGGTCAAGGCATGCGCGCGTATGTCGTCGAATCCGACGTGCGCACAGTATCAGGGCGCTTGCGTAGAATCAGCGAATTTGCACAGTTGGCGAATTGATGATATTTAACGCTATGGAACTACCAGTTTACCTGATGACCATTGACGAAGTTGACGAAGGCGTCAGCTACGTCGCGCTCGTTGAATCGCCTGCCATTGAGCGGCCATTTCAGGCTTTCAGCAAGGAAAAGATGCGGTTCACCGAAACCGGCGAGAAACGCGTCTTGACAGGACCACTGATGCTGGCAGATACGCCAATCATCCGCCGCGACAAAACAAGGGGTGAGTATTTCGTGATCTTCCAGAAGGAAACGATCCGCAAGATGGTGCAGAAGTATTTTAAGCAGGGCAACCAGCACAACGTCAACGCCGAACATAGTACCGCCATTGATGGCGTGTATATGTTCGAGAGTTACTTGATTGACAGGGAGCGCGGCATCAACCCACCCAAGGGCTACGAGGATGCGAAGGATGGCAGCTGGTTCGGGTCGTTCAAGGTTGAGAACGACAAAGTGTGGGAAGATCGCGACCAGTTCACCGGCTTTTCAATTGAAGGCTACTTCGGCATGCAGCCGACGGACACGGAGATAGAGGTGGCGATGGCGGAGTTTGCTCAAGCCTTTGAGAGTTTTTTGCATACTATCAAAACCAATGATATTTAACACTATGAACCTATCCGATAGAATTTCAGAATTAACCCGCGTGTTGCGCAGCTTCAGTGCTGCGCCAGCACCAGCCGCTGCGCCGTTGGCGTTCAGCGACTACAAGCTTGAAGATGGCACGATGATCCGCGTTGACGGCGAGTTAGCTGTTGGCACGTTGGTCTACGTCGTGACCGAAGAAGGACTGCTGCCTGCACCTGATGGCGCGCATAGCATCCCTGAAGTCGGCGTTGTGACTACCGAGGGCGGCAAGATCGTTGAGATCGGCGACGATGCACCGGCACCAGCTGCACCCGAAGCTGTTGAGGCGCAAGAGGTAGAGATTGAAGTAACACCCGAAGGCGAAGATATGCCTGCTGATCCACATGAAGAACGGATGCAAGCTATGGAGGCCGCTATCGCTGCCTTGGCTGCAAAGGTCGAGGAACTGATGGCGAAGATGGGCGGCGAGGTTGAAGCTAACGCCGCAAGGTTCAGCACGATTGACACGGCGTTGTCAGCGTTGGCGCAGATGCCGACGGCTGCACCCAAGAAAAGAGCAAGTGACGCTGTTGTGGAGTCGGTGAAGATGAGCCGCGCCAGCAGACTTGCAGAATTGAATGAAACCCTAAAAACCCTTAAAAAATAAACTATGTCATTTTCAATTGGAGGACTAACCGACTACGTTGAGCAGAATAAGCTCCCGTTGTTGACTACTGCCGTTTTCGATGCGAAAACGCAGTCGCTCATGCAGAAGCGCGTGGGCGTGAAAAATCAAGAGGCGTTGAACCTTATGGACACCGACGCCGTGTTTCAATCCGCTACCGCGTGCGCATGGAACGCCAACGGCACAACCACGTTCAGCCAGCGCGTCATCAGCGTTGCGCGTGTGAAGGTGCAAGAGGAGTTGTGTCCTCGTGAGTTGGAAACAAAGTGGCTTGCCACCCAGCTTTCACAGGGCAGTAACTACGAAGGTGTGCCCTTTGAGCAGGCTTTCGCAACGCAGAAGGCGAAGAAGATCGCCGCCAACATCGAAACTGCTATTTGGCAGTCGACATCGGCGACAGGCGCGTCTGGATGGACTGGAGGGTCGGCTACAATAAGCGGTGACGCTACGTTGAACAAGACTGTAGGACTTTTGCACCTGATGGAGAAGACGACGGCATCGGCGTCTATCGTGTCATCATTGGCAGGTGCTGCCTTCAGCGACGCGACAGTTGTTTCTGCCTTTGAGAACGTATATCAAAACATCCCTGTTGCGATTGTCAGCAAGTCTGACCTTGTTGCCTTTTGCGGATGGGACGTGTATCGTTTGTTAGCTAATAAGCTGGTAGGATTGAACCTGTATCAGGGCGACCTTGGGCAGCTTGGCAACGGCGAGATGTTCTTCCCCGGCACGAACCTCAAGATTGTTGCGGTGAATGGCATGAACAACACGCGCAGGATCGTAGCTACATCTCTGGAGAACTTGTACTACGGAACGGACTTACTTTCTGACGAAGACCAGTTCCGCATCTGGGCATCCTACGACAATGACCAAGTGCGCTTCCAGGCGGCGTTCAAGTATGGCGTGCAGTTCGCCTTCCCGGAGCAGATGGTGTTGTACAAAGCGTCCAACGCGACTACACCTGCAGGCTGATTTTTTTTTGTCAATAACTAAACGATATAGATATGGCTTGCGCTCTAACAACTGGGTATAAATTAGGATGCCGCGACAATGTGGGCGGCATCACGGAAGTTCGCCTCATCGCCTTCAACAGCGTCACTGGCACTATTGGTGTAAATGGATCGGGCGTTGTCACTGGCACTTTCCCTGCATCAGGATTCTACAAGTACGAAGTGCCGAAGGGTGCGGGGCAGTTCACTGAAACTGTCAACGCCTCGACTGAAAATGGCACAATATTCTACCAGCAAGAACTGGTTTTCCCTATTAACCGCATGACGCAAGACGTCCGCAATGAACTGCGACTGCTGGGGTTGAATAGGCTCATGGCTATTGTAACCGACAGGAACGGCAAATACTGGCTTCTTGGTCGCTCTAATGGCTTGGACGTTACGGCTGGCACGGCGCAGACAGGAACGGCGATGGGTGACCGCAATGGCTATGAGATGACGTTCACAGGTATGGAGGAGTTGCCATGCAGCGAGGTGTCGTCTTCAATAATTTCAGCTTTGACCAGCGGCACGCAAATCACTGGCGGATCGTAACGTATATTAGCATAGATTTTGGTTGGTTGGAGAACCCTGCGAATGGTGGCGCAGGGTTCTTTTTTTTGGGCTAACTTTGTTCTATGCGTGTATGTATCGTCTACAACCAGCATCCCACCGGGTGCAGCTACTACCGCTTGGAGATGCCAAGCAGCCGGGTGCATGAGATGTTCGGCAGCGAGGCCGAGTTCGTGAGTATCGCTGACGTGCGCACGATGAGCGACGAAGAACTGCGAACGATTGACCTGTTCCTGTATAATCGCACTTGGATCGCAGGACCGATTGAGGCAGTCAAGCCTGTCGCCGACATCCTGCGC